CGCGACCTGCGTCTGCACAATCCGGTCCAGCCACAGCCCGCCGACGCGGAGACGCTCAGGAAGCGACTCCACCTTGGCCGACCGGGCGTGGATCACGGCGCTGTACAGCAACGACTCGAGCGGGCGCCCGTCCGACGCGACACCGGCGAGACCCTGCGGCCGGACCTGGGCCTCAGGGTCCACCTTGCCGTCGAGCGCGCCATCGACATAGGCGAGCCCGTTCGTCGCAGACCCCACCTGAGCCGAAGCCGTCAGGAGCACAACACGCGGACCGACCCGACGCCAAGAAGCGTCCAGGTCGTCGCCCATGAGTGACCACTCGCGACGGATCAGCCCGAGCGTCGCCAGAGTGAGCCGTCGCTGCCTGGCGAGGTGGTCACTGACCGCCCGCGGAAGCACCGGAGCCACCGTTCAAGAGCTTGTTCGATGCCGCAAGGATCGGGTCGTTAGCAGCCTCCTCATCGAGGTACTGCTGCTCCTTCGCCTTGCGCTGCTCGGACCAGCCAAGCTCGTCCCAGTAGCCCTGCCGCGAAAGAACTCCCACGCTCTTGCGCTTCATCAACGCGTCCTCGCGCTGGGCGATAGTCGGCGTCCCCGGGTTGTGCCACTCGACGCCGATGCGAGAGCCGTCGACCCACTCACCCGTAGCGAAGCGCCACCACAGCCCAGCAGTCCATCCGAGCACCGACCCGACCTGCGAGTTCTGGCGCTCGACGAACTTGACGAACTGCGCCTCCTCGCCGTCGATCGCACCCTCACTGGCAGGGTTCGCGGTCGTCAAGCCGAAGTACCGTGACGGCAGATAGGTCACCGACGCGGCAAGCTTGCCGTACATCGTGACCTGCGTTTCGAAGTTCTTCAGATCCGCCGCAGTGAACTGCCCGACCTTGATGTTCGGGTTCTTGTTGGCCCAGATCGCATTGAAGTACGCAGACCACGCCGGCAGCGGCTTGCCGTCCTTGTCGACAAAGTCACCGGCCGAGACGCCCAGGGCATACTTCTGTGGGATGCCCGCTGCCTCCGACCCGAACTGCATGTTCGCCATCGCCCGCGCTAGAGCGTCCGTCAGGTCGTTCACACGGGTGATGAGCGGGCGCCCAACCCATGAGCCGGAACGACGCCGGCACAAGCTCATCGTGACCGGCACGCGCCCGAGACGGTGCGGGTCGCGGTCAACCTCAGCCCAACGTCCTTCGTTCGTCTTCTGGGCCCACACCGTCACATCGGGCAGCATCAGCGTCAGGTTCGTCGGGCCGGCCTGCGTCGTCTCGTCAACCCCGTAGAACTTGCACGCCGACGTCATCTGGCGCTTACGGATGTCGACGCGAGCCGTCATCTCCCGCGGCGACTCGACGTGGATGAACGGGTTCTCCGGGTCGTCCTCGTTCGAGCCGACCGACATGAACGCACGCCCGTAGGTGTAACGGTCATCGAGGAATAGCGACAGGTCCGAGTCGAGGTTGTTCGCGTCCATCATCTCGACCAGGCGCGGGTCAGCGGCAGCCTGACCCGGCATGATGAGGCGCCGCACATCCTGACGGGACTCAACCGACTCGACATAGACCCCAGGCCAGTTCAGCACGAACGTGAAGTCACGATACGAAGGCGGGACGGCCATGCCAAGGTGGCGGATCGTCTGCTCGCCCTCGCGGTAACGCGACATCAGCTCGTCGCCGATGAGGTTGTTCTGATAGTCCTTGTAGTGCTGCTCGATGAGGCGAACCTCGTCAGGGGTGAGAGCCACGGTCACCCCTTCCAAGGATCAGCCGAGCATGAACATTCGAGAGTCTTCGTCTTCAGCGGACCAACCAGCAGCGAGCGCATCAGCGCGAGCCTCATAGGCGAGCGCATCGGTCGGCACGGTGTCGACCTTGCGAGGACTGTTCGGGTACTCCTTGCGGACCAGCCGCAACTTCCCCCGCTGCGCGAGGTAGGCGTTCCCGTAGTGCTGCCGCGCCCGAGCGTCGTCGTCATGGAACGTCTCACCCGTCTTGAGGTCCGTCGCCAACCGATCCAGCGCCGCACCCATCGCGACATCTCGTGATGTCGCCCATGGGATGACGATGGCGTCCTTCGGGTCTGGTGGGTTGAACTCCTCCGCGAGCGCGTCGATGTCAGAACGCCACTCGTGCGGGTCGCAGTAGGCGCGAGACACGCGATATGTGCGTAGCGCCCAACGGAACCGCTCGAGCACCTCACGACGAGGAACCTCCCAGCCCACACCAGCAGCACCGTCAGGCTTCTCCCACATCCCCAGAGTGAACCGGTAACCGTCAGACATCCGGCAACCACGCAGGACCGTCGAGTCATCGTTCAGCGACCCGTCGAAACCGATCGAGATAGCCTCGCCGTCCTCAACCTGCTGCGGCCTCGTCTGCCTGTCGTAGACCGCAATAGGCAGCCAGGCATCCGACCCGGCCATCGACCGGTTCAGGAAGTAGCGCACCGCCGTCTGCTCATCTGGGCAGATGCTCGGGTCGAGCATGTCCGCATAGACACGCTCGGCTTCCATCCAGCCCGTCTGGGCATCCATCGCGCAGCCATACACGTCACGCAACTGCCGCAGCGTGCGCTCACGGTCCAGCAGATCGATGCGACCCCTCGCCTCACGGTGATGCACAAGCCACTCCGGGCCCAACTCACCGCGACGCCACTGCTTCTCGATGACCTCCCAGACGGACTGCTCACCCAGCCGGCATGCCGTCGTCGTCAGCAACGCCCAAGGCTCCGCGGCGCGCCGCTTGCCAAGGTTTCGCATCGCCGTCGCGTACATGTCACGCAGCTCACGCAACACATACAGGTGCACCTCATCAGGGACGAGGAACGTCTCCTTGCCGCCATCCTTCGACGCCGCACCACTGGAAGACGAACGAAGCTCGCCACCATCCGGCAGGTAAAGCTGAGTCGCCGACTGATACTGCTTGGCGCCCGTGATCCCGCCATAGACGTCCGGGTGGACATCCGGACCCCACTCCGACATCACGAACGCGATGTTCTGGAACGTGTTGCCGGCCTGCCCCTCCTCGGTTGCCAGGCAGCGGATGAACGGTGAGCGCACCGGCCGCCCCACGGGCTGACCATGCGCATCCCAACCGTCGAAACGAACCTCAGCGAGCGCCTCAGCCACACCCAGCAAGCCAGCCGTTTCCGACTTCGCTCGACCCTTCGGGGCCGAATACACCGCCTTCGACTTCACCCGCCGCCCCGTAACAGGGTCAAGCTCGTAAGCCCGGATGATGAAGTCCTCCACCTCCGGGTCGTTGGCGAAATCCAGCGGCTCGCCCTGCACATCGCCAGGACCGTGACAGGCGTACTCCGTCAGCCAATCAACAACACCGTAGCCGAGCGAACAAACCTGCCCGTCAAACGCGGGCGTGAACATCAGCCCGACTTGCGAGCCCGAGCGCGCTCGATGCTCGACACCTTGGTGCCAGACTTCGCCGTCGGCGAGTACGCCCCGCGAGCACCACCGCGCTGCTGCGGACGCTTACCCGACACGACATCAGGAAGCCGCAACGCCGCCAGAAGTTGCTTCAGCAGGTTCGCCGTCGCATTCGCCTGAGCCAAAGCCTGCGTCATGCGCAGCTCGAAGATCTGACCGTCCGAGTTCACGTCCACAACCAGAGACGCCCAAGTATCGACGTCACCGCGGAGCAACTCGTCAAGCTTGTCCAGCCGGTCCTTCGAACGACACGCCTCGAGCAGCGTCACCCTCTGCGACGCGTCAAGATCAGGGTGCGCCTCGGTGATGTCCGCCCACAGCGCACGGCCCCCAGCAGAGAGGCCGGTCGGAATCGTGCTCACGAAACAGCCCTCCTCGATATGCGTACGGTGAGATGCCAGTGACCGCCCCCAAGAGACATTTCAGCCCTCCGGACAGCGAGTCACCTCCCAGCGGTCCTGTCTGTCCACAGGCTGGAGGGGGCACCCCCCCACCCCTGTGGGTAACTTGTGCTGGCCTATCTCATTTGTGAGATGAGCCCGGCTGTGCTGAGGTTGCAGCGCCGGCCGTGCTCGGGTCCGCGGGTGATGCTGCGGTCGTGGTCGTCGTGTCCGAGGTGGCAGTCGTCGGGGTCGGTGATTGGCTCGTTGCAGCGCCAGCAGATGACGAGCTCGCCGCGCCTGACCTTGTCTCGCCATTTGCGGGACTCGCGCTGGTGTGCGCTGCCGTAGCCTCGAGCGGTGGTGCCGGGTCGTGCGTGCTGGTCGCAGCGTGGCCCGTCGCAGATGGTCGGGCAGCCTGGCACGTTGCAGACGCGCTTGGCCATCAGAGTCCGCGGACGGACACCTTGGGCGTGCCGGTGCTGATGAGCTTGACGACGTCGGTGCTGCGGCCAGCCCAGACGGTGAGCGCGCCGATGGCTGCGGGCAGGACGTTGCAGCCGTTGCCTTCGACGGTGGGCGTGGTGCCGTCCACTGTGAAGTAGATGGCGGCTGACCCGTCGACGTTGAGGACTTCGACGTTCTTGAAGTCGCTGTCGAGGGTGACGGTGGTGACCGTGTTGGCGGTGAGGGTGACATGGGTTGGTGACGCTGTCATGTCTGCTCCTTGCCTCGTCAGACCAGGCCGAGCGTGGTCAGGTTGTAGACGCCCACCTGGGCGATCTGTGAGTAGCCGGTGCCTGCTGTGGTGCAGGTGCGGGCCATCTGTACCTGCCAGCTCGTGATGCCAGCGGGGGCGACGACGTCGAGGCAGAACGCGCCATCGATGTCTTGTGCTTGGGCGCCGAGGATGAGCGCTTGCCGGTTGGTGGGGGCGAACATCATCAGGTAGAGCTGGGTGGTGCCGACGGAGGTGCCTTGGACTTGTCGGTAGCGTCCGCAGAATCGGATGGTGTCGCTGGCTGCGATGCCGGTCAGGGACACGTACCGGATGTTTGAGGTGGCGACGCCGTTGTCGGTGAGGCGCGCCCAGTTGCCTTTGATGGCGGTGTCGCCGGTGACGATGGTGGGTGTGCCGAGGGTGTTGAGCCAGCCGGTGGGGGTGGTGGTTCCGTTGAGGAACAGCCCGTTCGTGAGGAGGTTCTGCGAGTCGGTGGTGTTCGACACGGGCAGCGGCGGCGACCAGACGGGCAGCGTGCGGGTGACGAGGTCGGCGATCTTCTGCCCGATGGCTTTCGCGCCGGCCGGGTTTTGGTGGGTGCCGTCGAGGTCGTACGCGGTCGGGATTTTGCCGTCTGCGGGGTTAGTCATCACGTGCGCGATGTCGAGCAGCGGGATGCCTTCAGCGGCGGCGTAGATCCGCAGCCACGCATTGTAGGTGGCGATGCGCTGCTGGATGGCCCCGGTGTTGGTGTTGCCTGAGACGGTGCACAGCCACGGTGCGGCTTTGATGGAGCGTACGAGGCCGACCATGGTGCGGATGTTCGTCTGGTATGTCGCGAGGGACAGCCCGCTGACGGCATCGTTGATGCCGAACGCGATGGGGACGACGGTCGGGTTGTAGGGCGCGATGTCGGTGGCGAACCGGGGCAGCGCCTCGCCTGAGTCGTCGCCGGCTAGGCCGCCGTTGGTGATGTACTGGTAGGCGCCGCCTGAGAGGACGTGGCCCCATGCCCAGAAGTCTCGGCCACCCCATGAGGTGCCGGGGTAGCGGCCGGTGTCGGCTGCGGTGGTGGAGTCGCCCCATGGGACGAGGCGTACTCCGTTCGGGCGTGGGGTAGCGCCGCCATAGAAGGTGCGTCCGCTGTCAACCATGTTTGTCTTCTTTCGGCCATCCGGGGCACGGCCAGTGGGGCATGCGGTCTACAGGGGTTTCGCGTCCGCACGTCGGGCAGACGTTGTCGGGTGCGCTCATGCGGCGTCAGTCATCGTCCTCACGGTGCGCCGCGTCGAAGTTGACGTGGCACGAGCGGCATCGCGGCGAATAGTGCGCAGGGTCTGAGGAGTACGCACATCCCTTGTGCCGCCCCTCTGGCTCAATAGCCGCGCCAGGGTCCGTGTAGTTGTAGGACCAGTCGGTGGCTGGCTGTCCACACTCGACGCACTGATGCGCGGAAGCGAGGCCACGCTGCCGGAACAGGCGGCTGTGCGCTCCCTTATATCCGACCCTCTCGAGGAGTGGCCTTGCGGTCGCCGTGTGCTCACCATTGCGAAGCCGCGCATAGTAGCCGGGGCCATACTCGCTTCGTTGCTGAGCTCGCTTTTCGCGATTAAGCTCGGCGTATTGGCGGTCATACTCGCGCTTACGGTCCTTGTTGGCGGCTCCGTAGGCCGCCTTCTTGTCGCGGTTTCGCTGGTAGTGCTCGCGGTTGGCTGCTCGGCAGCATGGCTTGCACCATGACTTGAGGCCGCTAGCCGTGCGCTTGTCTGGGCTGAACGCGTCCATGGGCCGTTCTTCGCCACAGTGTCCGCATACCTTACGCTGTTCCATAGCCGCTCCTAGTGCGGTCAGGCCCCGGAGAACAGCGTTGGCGCGCTGCCGGGGCCGATTTGCATTAGTAACAGTCTAATCGGGAGGGCCGACAGCGTCAGTCCTCATCCTCATCAGGCGCGGGCGAAACCGTCGCGCCTTCAGGGAGTGCAATGTAGGTTTCGAGCGCCGTGCGTGCGAGCCTGCGTGCACAATCAGCGATCCACTCAGGTGTGGGTGTCTGGTCGGTTCGTTCGTCGTCTGCGATGAGTTCGACGCCACCGAGGCGGGCGATGATGATCACAGCGCCCCCTGTAGACGGTTGACGACGAGGGTGTCTCGCGTGTCTTTGGCGATGACGTAGCCGAGCGCCTCGAGCGTGGCAGCGTACCGGTTTGCGTGGTTGCCGCAGAACTGCCACTCTTGCTGGTCGGTGACGCGCCAGAACCAGACGTGGGCGAGGGCTACTCGGCACCTCTCGCACGTGTGGCTAGGCATCTCGCACCTGCTCGGCGATCGCGGCGCGGTCCTCACGGCGGCGGCGCTTGGTAATTGCGCGGCGCCCAGTTCGATCGCTGCACATCTCGCAGGCGCAGACACGCTCACCCGTGAATGTGAACATCCACCGACACCGAGTGTCCGGGTCGTGTCGCGCCGGTGGGCGCTCTGGCAGGTCGCAGTCGTCGCCGTCGCAGCGGTGCCACGGACTGGATGTGAGATCGCCAGTGCGAAGCCTGACCCAGAACGGGTCCGTGCGCTCGGTGCGAGGCGGCTTGTAGGCGCTCTTCGGCTGCCGCTGGCTAGGCATTGGCGGGCCGAGCGTAGAAGCTGACTGGGGCGCACCCGAACCCGCCCTGCTCGGCGAGGGGGCGTTGCGCGTCGCGTTCGTCCATGAGGAGGATCGCTTGCGCTTCCCAGTATTGGGCTTGGTCTTCGTCGCCGTTGGACCAGGCGACGGCGGCTTTCGCTGCGGCGTGGGTGATGCGTCGTTCGAGGCTCATGGTGGCTCCGATGCGGTGGGGCCTTTCGGCCGCTTCGTCGGCGCCGCTTCCTTGGGCGTCGGCTGATAAGGGTGCCGAGCGGGGCCCGCCACTTAAGCCACGGATCGTGGGTGACGCTGTTTCCAGCGACAGTGACGGGTCACCCGCTCGCGCTATTCAGTTGTGAACCACGCCTCAACAGCCCTTGTAGGCCGCGGGACTAGCAGCAGTCCTGGCGTGGTGAGCGCGGGCCTACGCCGGGTTTGTTAACCGGGTCAGTCCGCAGTCCTTGATGCCACTTAACGCAGATCCTTAACTAAGGACCGATGTAGGCAGTGGCTTCACACGCCCCGAACCAAGCTCATACGCTCGGGTTCGATGCTGAGACGGCCATGCCAACCGCACGTCCCGCAACGCTGCATCGAATACGTGAACACGTCCGCGACATAGCGCTTAGCGATCGGCTTCGTCTCGTTACCGCACGCCCGGCACGTGTCCAGGCGGGACTGCCCGTCGACGAACAGTGCCGGATGGTTGCGGATGTGTGGGCGCTCCCAGTCGTACAACCACTGCGTCGCGATCACGTCACCATCGCAGTAGTTGCCAAGCCGCTCCCGATCCTCAACCGAGCCGGCGACCGCGCGCTCCATCGCGTCAGGGTCGTACCGGTCAGTCTTGGACGGGATGCCGAGGATCTGACACACCGCGTCGAGGCCCTTGAACGGGGCACCCGACTTGAACTGGCGCAGCACCTTCAGCGTGTCGACCGTCTTGAACGGTGCGAGCGGCTTCAGCTTCGGGCGGTGCGCGTGGCCGATGCGGGGGAAGTAGAAGTCGCCCTTGAGCCACGGGATGTCGGCGTTGTCGAGGTGGTGGCCGACGATGATGTCGGCTTCGGACATGACGGCGTGGACGTTCTTGAGGAACTGTCCGCGCCCGCCTTTGTCCCATTCGGCGAACCGCATGACTTCGCCGCTGTCGTACCACTTCATCGAGGCGAGCGTGGTGCGGGGTTCGCGGGTCAC